GAACTGATCGACCGTCGCGAATGGTCGGGGTTGATCGAGGTGATGGCAGCGACATCGAAATGGATCGGGTGGTACAACCGGCAACGACTGCATTCGGCGATCGGATATCGACCTCCGTTCGAGGTTCAAGCTGAGTGGACCAACCAGGGTGCGACCGCGAGCGTAGCTGCATAGAAAACCAGGAAAAACAGCCTCTATGAAACCCGGTGCTTGACACGCTTCCTTAATTGTTGCACTACCCGCAACAAGTTTGCCCACATCGGCAGACGAAATCACATGATGCGACAACTCCACTTCCACCCAACCGTTGCCGTCATGCCGGTACTGGGCGGTCACATTCCAATTCTCGGACAGGCCATCTGTTGCGGGCAGGTACTTCTCCGACGTGGACGCATGCGAGGTGCCCGTCCAACGGTAATGCGACTCGTTATTCGTGGTGCCGGATGGGGTGTCGCCGTCGAAATATTGGCCCACGATAGAGCGCGCCTTGGCTTCGGTATCAGCAACCACAATCTGCCACGCATCGGTGTATGTCACACCATCCGCCGGAGCGCCACCAGAGGCACTGTTACGCAGACGGACCAAGAACCGAACCTGAGTAAACGCAACACTCGGCACCTGAATGGCACGCACAATCCGCGACTGTTCGGCACTGATCGGCGCATACGCATCACTGGTAGTGGCCACCCGTGTTGATCCGTTGTAGAAGTCCGCCCACACGTCAATGAACTTTGCGCCGGTAGCACCAGCTACAGTAAGACCGAACGCCACCCATTTGCTGGCGGGGAACAACGAAACGGGCAACGTATCCAGCCCGGTCCAGTTCGATCCCGAGGCAGAGGCTGTGGCCATTGCCATGCAGTACGAACCAGAAACGACTCCCATCGGGTTTGACGAGCGAGAAGTGTTCAGCGTGAAGTATCCGGGCAGAACCTCAGTCTCAAACGACGGGTTCGCTAAAAGGTTCGTTGCCTCAACGACATCTTCCGGCCGCCCGACCTGCCCCACGAACCATGAGTCCCCAGTGATACCCTCATCCGTGCCCGTGGGTGGCCGGTCATCGTACGTGACCGTGTTCTTCCCGTTCGCCGACACCACAGCACCCGCAACAGCGTCACCCAGATCAGACATGTCATCATTAATCGAGTCGATGGAACCGAACGCGGAATCCAGTTTGCCACCCAACGTGTCCTGCGCCGACACCAGAATGTCGCTGCCGTTCTTGATGAGGGTCTCAGCAGCATCAATCTCAGCCAAAACAATGTCCCCATAACCAGGAACATCAACAGTCACAGGAAGGCCCATTGAAGACGGTTTGCCAGCCTGCGACCATGCCAGCACAGTCACAGTCCACTGGCCCTTCAGCACGCCCGCAGTGACCTCACCGCCACTAGCCGAGTCCGTGCCACCAATAGCAGTCACACGCGACGGGGTGACAGCGCCACCCTCCTGTGCATACGCTGTCCATCGCGCCCAGTCAGACGGGGCAACAGCACCATCCTCGAACTCACCATCCCAATGAACCGTGAGCGAACCATGATCCACCGTCACCGTGTAATTGATCGGTGTCGGTGGGGTCGGGCCGTTGAACACGGTCGTCGCCTGCCCACCATCATCCTGCAGGCCCACAACCATCTTCAGGTCATTGCCCTCATAAGACTTGAGGTTGCCGTTCTCAATGCTCGAGTACGCCAGCTGAGGCTTCCCCTGATTCGCCTGCTCGCGCTCAATCCGGGCAATCCGCTGGGCGAGACGCTTCGCTTCAATGCTAGTCATGACACCTTCTCCACACGCTTGACAGTCAACGTCAGCTCGTCCTTATCGCAATCCCACTTCTCGGCCAACACCCGCACCCACAGCCGCATCTTCTGCGCCCATCCGGCGGGGGTCGTAATGAGGATCTCGTCACCGAGACCCCAGGTGTTGAACCGAGCATTGTGATGGTCTGTGACTGTGATCTCGGTGATATCCTCGATGCCCAGGCGTAGGTCGAGCTCCGCCCAGGCAGACTTCTCAGCCGCCTTGCCCGACGTGACCGACTTGTCAGAGACGACGACGCACCGGCGCAGACGATCACCCGTCACATGCGCCACACGCGCCCACCGCTGCTCCCGACCCTCACCGGCGCCGAGGAATAGCACATCCGAGGCGTAGTCGTCGCCGTCCCACTGAATCTGCGGGCGAACGATCACGTTCTCACCGACGACGAAGCGCAGCCGGTTCCGCCGCACCCCGATCTTCGGGTATCCGATGCGCAGGAATGACTCAATGCCGTCATCCCTGTTCGGCTTCCATTTGTGTTCCATCCGGTAGTCGAACGGAGTTTGTTCGGCCAGGGAGTCAATCTCCTTCGCCATATCGTCGGTCTTCCACCGGGCGAGCACATACGGGCCAGCCTCGAACTCGACGTCTTGCCCGTCGCCGGTCGAGAACGACACGTCACGCGGTTCCTCACCGATGCGCACAGGTGAGGTCGTATCATCAATGACGACGCCGAGGTCACTGCCGCCGCCCTTGAGCCCTTGCAGGTGGTTCCACATGCGCCGCACCTGATCCAGCGGGTCGACCTTCACGCCCTCGAAGGTCTCGCCCGTGTACGGTTGCGCCGCGTACCCGCCATAGCCGACCCCGGACAGGCCGAGGTCTGGGCCGTTCTCGTTCACATCCGTAATCAACGACACGGCTTTCAGCTGCTCGTCACGCTCCGAAAGCACCACCGTCGACCACGGCACGATCAGCGGCCCACCCTCGTCCTTCAGGCGCATGACCTCCGGCGTGATCGTCCCCTCGAATGCCCCTGGCCCCGACAGATCAGTGAGCGGACCCGCACCCGAGATGGGCACGTCCCACTGGACGGGGGTGATCGTCCCGTCACCATTCGCACGCACCACATGATGCCGCCAGCCTTGCTTCATCAGGCCGGATCCTCGTTCGACTTCGGGTCAAGCGTGGTCTGTACGAACGCCAACTGCATGCCCAGGCCTGACAGGGCGTCCATCGACACGTCCGCCGAGGGGCCGGAGTCCTGGCGGCCAGCCTTGAATGCCATGGTGATCGTCTTCCCGCGCAGCTTTGGGTCAATATGCTGAGATGACATGAGACGCCAATCCATACGCATCACATTGTTACTCGTCCCAGGAGAGTTGAACGCGAACGTCTGGGTGGCGAACTCATACTGCCGATTCCCCGGCCAGGTGCGATCCTTGTACTCGTCGCCATACTCGATCCAATACTGCCCATAGGGGTTCGAGCTGCCTGCGTACCTGACGCTCATCCACGACGCATCCACAAGAATGTGTGTCGCCCAAGTGGGAACGAACACCTTGAACGTATTGGGTGCCCCGTTGCCGCCTGGGAAGTATTCGCCACCTGCCGCGACAGTGAGCCCCAAGTTACGCGACTCATCCTCAGTGATCCGAGGCCGACCGAACATGAGCTGCTGGCGGTGCGGCTGAGCCAGCTCGCGCAGGTCCGTGATCATGTCCTGCTCGACGATTGCAGTGGACTTAGGGACGACGATCTTCGCGCACGCATACGCCGGATTATTGTCCTTCGGCTCCGGGTCGCAGGTGAGGAAGTTGTACGGGCCGTATGGGACGCTCACAGGCTCGGTGCCGCCTGGTTTTTTGGGGTCGTTCACCCACGCATTGATGTACCACGTGTTCGCGGACAAGGACGACGACGCCGGAACCTCGACCAGCGTCTCCGAGGCGTTGCGCATCGAATACGTCTGCCCCTCGTCCCACGGCGACAGCATAAGCAGACCACCCGGATCGACACGCACCTTATTCGAAGGCGTCTGTGTGGCCCGCACCCGGAACGCTGTCGGCGACGACACACCCTCAGCGCCGCCCGTCTGATTGAACGTCCCCTGCCGCAGAATGTCGCCCGAATGCTTTGCTCCGTGGATCCATGTAGGGACCGGATCTAGTGCCATGATGTATCTCCTTAGATTCCGGTGGTCCCCTCGGACCACTCGATAGTGACGTGTGCCGTATTCGATGAGTCAGTGCCCTTGAAGAACACTTCCGACGTGCCCGCAGGCAAAAGCGCGGACAGGTCCGAGTCGTAGCTGAGCGCGTGTGCGAAGCTCGCTCCGTCTTCCTCCCGGATCACCGTGTGCCCGAGCGTGTCCACCACGAGCACCTGGTCATAGGCGATCGTCGTGTCCAGGCTGATCTCCCAATCGCCCGCCGGGGAGCTGATTGACGGATTCGACACCGGGCCATAGAAGCGCGCAGTGAACGGGACCGGCTCAGTACCACCGTTGACGATCTGGCCCTCACGCGGCCGCTGCTCACCCTCAAGGAACGCTGGCACCTCCACTGGGACCTCGAGCCCCTGGTCCTGGTTGCCGAGGATCGTGATGTCGACCGACCGCCCCGTGCCGAGGAATACGAGGTCGATCATCGGCACGAACTCCGCCGACAATGTCACCCCACCGGAGTGGAAGGTGCCCGCCGATACGTCCGGCTTGATCTTGCGCGGCCTGCCGTAGAACGTGGACCGCTCCCCCGCGATCGTCACCGACAGGTACGTGTACGCGCCCGGATTGTCCCGGCCCTGCGTCCACCGCCACGCCGACATGAGCGCACGCATGTCCGCCTTCGCCTCAGCGACCGTGTCAGCCATGGACTCCAGCGTTAGGGTGATCGGTGCCGCCGTGGCGTAATCGCGCCCGAACAGGCGACCATTGCCTCCCGGCACGTCCTTGTCCTGGTCGCGGAATTCCAGCCCCCCGAGGTCAAGGTCGGAGGCGAAGAATCCGTGCTCGGGGCCGATCATGGTCCCGTTAAGTTCTATATCGAAGTCAGGCATACTCAGCCCCTACCTGCGAACTCGCCGAAGAGCTCAGCGCGCTTCAGCTCGGCGGCATCGACCGCTTCTTCGATCGTCGCGAACGTGCCGTAGTGTCGCTGCTTGCCGTTGCGTCCGATCATCACCTGGAAGTGGGTTCCACGATCGTAAACGTTGCGAAACCCGGTCTTGCTGCCGCGGTGCGATCCGTTGCGGTAGTGCTGGTTTTCAGCGTGATTAGCGAGCCTTAGGTGCTCGATGTTCACGCACGATGGATTCCAGCATTTGTGATCTACTTGCATACCGTCCGGCATAGGACCGTAGATACGCTCCCAGGCGTAGCGGTGTGCGCGAGTTTTTCGCCCGTAGACCGCAATGTTCCCGTAGCCGTCCCGGTCCTTTCCGGCGGTCCAAAGCAAGCATCCGCCTGCAACGGATACCGCGAATTTCGCGAAGGCGTCTTCTGGCGTTTTTGTCCTGGCGCCGACGAGTGGGCTACCAGTCTTCATGAAGCGCTGATAGTGCATGGAGCAGTATTTGCGCCGGACGCCGGGTCGCCCACAGTCGATGACGAGGCAGATTTTTTCACTCACAAGTACTTCCCTCCACGAAAGATCCTCTTGACCTCGAAGCTGAGATCATCTACAACCTTCTCGGCGGTCGCACGAGAGTCGATGTCGCCGTTGATGTTGACGGTCAGGTTCACGCCACCGCGACCTTCGCCCCCACCGTCAACCGCGAGCCGGTGCACGTCCGACCACTGCTGCTGTGACAGAACCGCGTCCGGCTGACGCTTCCCGTGCACTGCGACCATGCGGTCCGTGAGCCACCCGCCGCCGTCAAAGACGGTCGGCTTCGACGGCATCTTGCCCGACATCATCGACAGCGACGACGGCGCGACTGGCCCGCCCTGCGCGTAGTAGTGGTGGGACTTCCAGAACTTCTCGGCGCCTTCCCAGCCACCGAACTTGTTCACGTACTTCTTCATGCCGTCGAGCTGGTCGAAGACACCGAACCTAGATGCCGGGGCGCCGCCGAGCATGTCCCGCGCCGTGGAGTTGATCATCTGAGGCAGGCCCGAGGCAGTGGAGCGAGGGTTCTGTGCCTTCGGATCCCAGCCGGACTCCTTGCTGACGATGTAGTTCATAGCCTTACGCTGAGACCAGTTCAGGCCGCGCAGGGTCGCCCACGTCTGGCCCTTGCCATAGGCGACACCCTTCGTGATGCCACCCTTCACGTTGTCGACAGCGTCGCCAGCCCAGTCGGCCATGGACTTCGCTTTGTCGACCAGGCCTGAGATCGCCTTCTTGCCGAGACCACCCATAGCCTCACCGAAGCGGCCAGAGGCCATGTTCTTCAGCTTGTCCTTCAGGTCGCGCAGCTTCCCGAGGCCTGGGATCATGTCCCAGACGGACCCGCCACCACCAGGACCGCCCGAGCCGACCTTTCCGCCGGGTCCGGTGCCGACGTGGAGGTGGTTGTAGTGACCAGGCGCACGCCAGATGGTGTGCAAGTCAGGGAACAGCTTGTGGATCTTCGGCACGAGCCGGTCGAAGATGCGCTGCTCGGTCGCATTCTGACCACCAGGCCCGGCGTTCGCGTCGAAAGCGTGGCCCGTGTAGTGCTGAGAGTTGCGGGAGTGCCCGCCGACGTTCTGCCCCCAGCCCTTGAACTCGGTGATGCGCACGTCCTGATTCTTGAGCCAGCGCGCAGCATCCGAGAGAGTGCCACCCGAGGCGAGGCCCGGCGTCCAGCCCTGCTGTGCGGCCTTGCGCAGTGCATACACGCCACCATGGCCGCCGAGGTTGCGCACATCCTTCGCCGTGAGCACATGCTCATTACGCGACAGGCGAGCCGGGATCGAATCGGACGTTTCGGTACCAGCACCCCACACCTTGCCACCGGTGCGGAACTTGAGTTCCTTGACCTCATCGAGCTTCCACTTGTCCTTGCCGATGAGGCCGGCGATCGGATTCCAGAGTTTACGGATCCCGTTGTTATAAATCGTGTCGATGACAAAGTTCACGGGCTTCGCGGCCAGCTTCTTCAGCTTGTCCCAGAACGTGCCGATGGACTTCACGCCCTTGTCGAACGCGTTCGGCACGGTCGTCTTAATCAGCTTCTGCAGCGGCGAGAATACGTGATCACGGACCCACGAGTACTTATCCAGGATCGAGGCCCTGAAATTCTCCATCCGGGCCTTGATTTTGTCCTTGAAGCTCGTGAACGCGCCGGGAATCGTCTCGGTGACGAAAGTCTTCAGTGGCTTGAACACGTGAGTCTTCACCCACGAGTACTTATCGAGGATGGAAGCGCGGAAATTCTCCATCCGCGACTTCACGAGATTCTTGAACAGCGTGAAGGCGGCGGGGATGGTGACCGTCACCAGGTGCTTCAGTGGCTTGAAGATCTTGTCGCGCACAAACGACCACGCCACGTTGATGACGAGCTTCCATGCGTTGATGTAAGCCCCGACCAGGGACTTCATGACGCCGAACGCCTTCGGGATCGTCGCAGAGACGACCTTCGCGATCGGATTGAACACGTAGGTCTTCACCCAGTTCCAGACCGTGGACAGGACGATCTTGAAGCCGGTCCAGGCAAGCGACGCCGCAGACTTGAAGAACTTGAATCCGGCGACCAGGATCCCGATCGCCGCCTTGATCCAAGGGACCACGGAGCCGGTGAACCAGGTCGTCACCGCACCGATCGCGACCTTGATTCCAGCCCAGGCGGACTGGATGATCGCCTGCCCGACCTTCGTCTTCGTGAAGAACCACACCAGGCCAGCCACGAGCGCAGCAATACCGGCAATGACGAGACCAATCGGGTTCGCCGACAGGGCCGCGTTGAGCAGCCACTGGCCGGCCGCCGCGGCCTTCGTTGCAATCGACGTGGCAACCGTCGCCGTCTTCTGCGCGATCGTCGCGGCCACTGTGCGGATCTTCGTCGCCAGGCCCACGTTCTCGGCGCCAGTCTGCGTAGCCGTTGCGCCCGTGCTCGCGATCTTCGCCCGAGCATTCCGACCCTCAAGGATCGCCGCCGTCAGACGCAGACCATTCGAGGCAGCAAGGATCGGAGCCTGCACAGCCAAAAGCTTCGTCTGCACCGCGGTCGCGGCCCGCCAGGCAATGAGTCCGCCGATGATGAACGGCAGTGCCTTCACAATCATGTCCATGTGATCGGCCAGGAACTTCAGAGCACCCGCCAGAAGGTCGACACCACCACGCGCCAGAGTCGCAAACGCCGGGGCCGACTTCTGTACTGACACGAACAGCTCACCGAAAACCGGGGCGAGCTTCTTCACCGAGTCGAAGATCGAGGACAGCGCCGACGATGCACCGCCACCGCTCAGAGACTTCGTGAAATTGTCGAACGATGAGAAATCGAGCTGACCCGCCCACTTGCCGATACCCTCGAACCATCCGACCATCGGCGACAGGTCGACATTCTCAATCCAGCCGGCGAGCTTGTCCCCGATCGTTCCGAGAATCGGTGACATTTTCTCGAGTATCGGGATCATCTTTTCGCCGATAGCCAGAGAGATATTGTCCTTGACCCTCAGCCACGTGTCCCCGAAGGTCTTCGCCTTCTCCTTGCCGCCGTCGATCTGCTTACCGACGAGCGGACCGAACTTGTTGCTCATCACGTCGATGACGTCTTCGACGGAGAGCTTTCCTTCAGCCGCCATTTTCTTGATCGCGTCACCACCGACGCCGAACTTCGCGCTGAGCCCGTCAATGATCGGGTAGCCAGAATCGGAGATCATGCCCAGCGTGTCGTTCATCACGACGCCACCGTTATTCACGCCCTTGAGCAGGCCCTGCATGGCACGGTCGAGTTCAGTTGCCCCGCCGCCAGCACCAGTGATCGCCCAGCCGACCTGATCGAGAATCTTGACAGCACCCTTGCCCTCAACACCCGCATAGGCCAGCGAATTAGCCGCATCCCCATATGCCTTGTAGTCAATGGGGGAAGTCTTCGACAGATCCTTGATCTGCTTGAGTGTGCCAGCAGCCTTGCCAGCATTGTCGTACAGGCCCGTCATGGTTGCCTGGATGCCCTGCTGGGCGATAGCTGACTTGAAGCCACCCACCAGCGCAGCCCCAACAGCTGCGCCAGTGGCAGCGACGCCCACCACGGCCCCGGTCTTAATGGCTCTGCCGGCCGCCGAGGCCATGCGCGAGCCCATCGACTTACCGGCACTGCCACCGGCAGCCGCAGCAGGCCCGCGCAGACCCTTCGACAGCTTCCCCTGGATCCCGCGCATCGAAGGAACCACATCAACGAAGCCAGTACCAAGATTGGCCCCTACTCCTGCCATGCCTACCCCTTAGATTCGCGGGCTTCCTGAAGCTGTTTCCTCCGGGCCAAAGCCTTTTTGGTCACATAATCTTCGGAAGACTGTCGTTGTCGTTTCGTCCCGGAAGCCTGCGCGTACTTCTCGTTGATCTCCGGGTATGGCATAGGTTCTGGTGCTTTCCCGCGTTCCTTCGAATCGGAGAAGGCCCACGGCATTGCTCTGATGTTGTGCTCAATCGCATTCAGCAGATCCCACTCATCCGTGACCGCCATGGCCCCGCCGAGTGCCCTCCACAACTGCGACCCCCGCGGGAGCTTCGCGGTGAGCCTCGCCGCCCTGAGAACCGAAATCTCACCCGAGTACAGCCCTTCAATGTCCAGGCGATACTCTCGTTGGAAATCTGCCGTCAGGGCTGCGCGCTCATGCCGCAGCGCCCACGCGAGCATCAGGACAAATTTGCTTCTTCCGCTCCCTCGAACATCTTGTCCAGGAACTCGCCGGCCTTCTCAGCGGAAGCTCGGCCCGTCTTCTTGTCACGCACCGAATTCTTGAACCGTGCGTAGTCTTCAGTGCCGAGGATCTGACGCAACGCGAGCGGTGCGGTGCGGTCCTCAGCCAAATACTCCGCAACCTCAAGGTCATCGAGCAGGGCTTCTTTGGTGATCGTGTACGACTCACCCTCGAATTCGAGCTCGAACTTGTCGGCAGATTTGGGCTTGTGGTCCTGGGGCTTTTTCGCGCCAGCCGGAACGTCGGGCATGGTCTCTCTTCCTTACTGGCACGGGCTGATTGGTTTTTAAGGGAAGGGCGGGCGTCACCCATGCCAATGAAAAAACGCCCACCCCACCCGATCAGTGGGTTATCCCTAGACTTCCGGAATGCCGGCGACCATCACTTCGTCGTCGGTGAGGACGTAGGCGTCTTCGAGAATGTCGAACGTGACCTCATAGACGGTCATGTCATCGTTCTTGTGCGAGACCGTGCCACGCTCACCAGCGGAAGCGGTAGCAACAAGTCGCTTCGTCTTCCCGGCGTCCTTGAAGTCGATGACGAACTCCCATTCGGAGTAGCCGATCGACTTCGGGATCGTGTACTTCGCGAGCCCGTCCTCATCGGTGATTCCGTCATGGTCGAAGAAGATCTCCGTCGACAGGGGGTCTTCCTGAAGGAACTGCAGCTTGAAGTTGCGCTCCGTGGAAGTCACCCGGTTCTTGACGTTCGAACCGCCCTGCCAGGCCTTGAACTTCGAAACGTCAGCAGAGACCTCGAGGTCGATGCCGTCTTCAGACAGCCAGCCGCCATCCTGGAAGCCGGAGGGTTCGGTGGGGTCCGCGAGCCCGGTCGGGATCGCCCCATCGCCAGTACCTTTGCGGCGAATCCATACGGTCGACGCTTCGTCACCGTAAATATGGATCGCATCATAATTCTTGGCCATTGCTGAACCTTTCGAATCCTGGCATGGGTTCGCGGTTAATTAAATCATACATTCGAGTGGCCGCATTAGACGACACGGACGCGAGTTTAGGCCACAAATTTATTGCCCCTGACCGTGATCTGACCCATGAAGACGACACGCGCCCAGGATTCAGCCTGAGCACCCTCCTTGTCTTCGAGTGGTGGCAAGTTCGCCGGGAACCCCGGCCATGTCACCGAGTACTGTGTGATGCCGTCCTCATGGTCGTTGGACCGAGCCGAGACAGCGGCGCGGACTTCCTCGGCGAGGCGCTCCGCGGTCACCTGCGCGAGTGCATCATCTTTCGGCACCCACACTTCGAAGTTGAGAATGACCTCGGCGGTGATCTTTGTGACCTGCCGTCCACCGCCGAGCCAAATGAGGCAGAATTCCGCCCTGTCGACAGGCTTGGATCCCACCGCCCGAATGATGCCTGACGTATTGAGGTAGTTGATCTCGTCATCCAGGACAGACGGGAACGAGATCGCGACACTCATCCGCGACCTGCCTGCATTGCGCGAGTCAGGCTGCGGTCCTTCGCCTCAGCCTTCTTCGCGGCATAGGAACGGGTCACGACAGAAGCACGGGCACGATCACCCTTATTGTCTTCCTCCACAGCGTGGCCAGGGCCAGCAGCGGCCGCAATGCGCTTGGCGCGGGCAGTCATGCCCGCCTGCATCTCCTTCGACTTCAGGAGCTTGGACACGCCGTCCTTGTTGAGCTTAAATGGTTTCGCCATGATCAGCCTTCCTTGATTCCGACAGTCAGCGACGTGACACCCGGCCCGTCGCCGTAACCCATGAGCATTTCTGCCGACTTGGATGTGTTCGGCCCGTCGAGGATCGTGAACTGACCCTCATCGTCGGGCAGCTCGATGCGTGAACGCGGGTCAATGACTGCGCTCGGTGGCCCATAGACCCGACGCACCCGCTTAATGCCAACACCAAGCTCGAAGTCTCGCCCACCCTGAGCAGGGCGGACCTCGAAGCCGTCGTGATTGATGCGTGTCGGGTTCTTCCAATCCGCGACGAGATTGCCACGCACCGTGGTCCACGTCGGCTGCACCTCGACGATCGTGTCATTTCCCCACGGGCCGATCATTTGAGCAAGATCCGATACTCGTCGAGAACTTCCTTATCCCCGAACGTGGGACGCAGAGCCGCGTCTACGCCATACGTCACCGACGCCTCACCGACAGATGAGGACTTGATGAAATGAGGGAGGGTCGTCACGCGCTCGATCATTCCGAGCAGAACATCACGCACAGCGTCGAGCTCGTCTTCGTCGTACCCGTGGAGCATGGTCACCTTCACCGCGCCCAGGGCGTCAGGGAAGCGCCGGCAGTCGAGGCGCAGGCGCCCGTCCTTGTCAACCCCGTACCCAGTGACCTCTTCGCCGCGGATCTCGACCTTATTGACCTCGACGACACGCAGGGACGGCAGGAGAACAGACTGGGAGCCGTCCGTGGACAACGTTGCCGCGTCCAGGAGCTCCGGGAACACGTGCCACCGGCAATACCTGCGCATCCTGTCCGTGGCGCGATCAATCACGTCCTGTAGCTGCTCATCGGTAATACCGACAGGCACCTTCACGTGATCCTTGACGTAGGTGGGGGTGAGCATCAGTCTTCGTCCCGCTGAATGCGCGGACGCCCCCGCTTCGGCTCCTCCGGTGCCGCCTTATTTTCCGGGTCGACCATCTTCGTCTCGGCGACAGGGGCCGGCTTCTCAGCGGCCAACAGGCCACGCGCACGAGCATCCTCGTCGGTCAACTGCATTTGCATGTCATATCCGCCCATGCGGACCGTGTACTTCTTCATGACTTCTCCCTCAGATATGGTGCTGGGGCCGCCACCCCGGTCCACCTTCCCCAAAGTGGACCAGGGGACGACCCCAGACGAACGATCACCGATTACTCTCCGCCGGCTACAGTGATCTCCGCGAACGCGGCAGGACGGGGCACCTTCAGAGCGATCCGTTCCTCAGCACGCAGAGTCACCTTGTTCGTCTCGAAATCATCGACGTTGGTATTCGCCGCATCGACACGCACGCCACCCTTGCGGAACAGAGTCGCATCCTTGAACGCACCAGCCAGAACAGTCCCCGACTTGATCGCGGGAGTGACCACGGTATTGAGTCCCCACAGCGGCGGGTACAGGGCAGCACCGCCGACACCGTACTGACCCTGGAAGGGGCCACCGCCGATGTACTGGCCATTGCCGTCCTTCGTCAGGCGCAGCTTCTCGTAATCGGCGGGGTTGATGACCACACCATCCACGAGACGACGAGACGCCTGCTGAACCTGCATCTGAGCCGAGAACACCTTGTCAGCCAAGGTCTCCGCAGTCGCATCGACAGCGAGGACACCCGAGCGTTCAGTGATGCCCAGCAGATTCGGGGCAGTGCCGTTTCCGTACAGCAGCTGCTCCTCCTCCTTCAGCGACAGATCGTAGAGCAGGGAGCCGTTGATCTCGGTGACGAGGAAGCCGTAATCTTCCATCATCTCGTCGAGAACCTTAGTCAGGCCCGCGATCTTCGACAGGCCCTCACGGACCTGCTTGAACGCGTAGTTGACGTAGGGCTTTTTGGCACCCGGCTTAACAGTATCGGGATCACCAGCACCAGCAGTCTCTTCGAAGTACACGAGAGTGTCACCCGAGAGAGTACCGGGAGCCAGAAGGCTCGCGATCGTGAGGATTGTGCGCGGCATCGACACGACGGACGTGTCAATCTGCGGCAGGCCACCCTCGGTCGTGTCCACAGACGACGGGTCGCCGGCGGCCTTGAACTCGGTGGACGAGAATGCGGCCTGCTTGCCCTCGAATCGGGCACCCATCGACTTGAACTCAGCCGCGGCGTGCGCACCGAGAGAAGCCGCAGGGCGCTCGTCATTGGACTTGTCCTGCTTGGACCCGACGCCACCGGCAACGAGATCAGACAGGGACTTCGCGTCAGCCTCAGCGGCCTTCGCGTCCTTGATTTCCGTGGTGAGGACCGGCATGCGAGACTTCTGCTCGTCAGTCGCGGTCCCGGCGTTCAGGGCATCAACAATGCCCTTCGCCTCAGTCAGTAGAGCTTTGAGATCCATCTGAATCCTCCTGAAGAATGGCCGCATAGAGAGCGGCAAGCGATTTCTGTTCTTCAGCGGACCGATCAGCGGACACCTCAGACGACTTACCAGTGGTCTCGTCGTCGTCAGTCTGGCTTCGGCTGGCTTCGTCACCATCATCAGGGTCCGACTCGTCGTCGTCCTCGTCAGTGGTGTTACGAGTGATTATATCACCCAACTGAGTGAGCAGATTGGACACCTCAGACACAATTTCTGCAGCCTTCGCCCAATCGTCACCACCAGTGTCGTCATTTGGCGTGTCATCGTCAGCCGGCGCCGGGTCTCCTGCAGGGTCAGTCGGGGCAGGGTCGTCGTCAGCCTTGACCGACTTCACACCCATGAGCTGAGTCGACGGGTTCGCGCCCACCATCGTCGGACCCACCTCGTAGAGCTTCAGCTTCTTGAGCTCGCGGACCTCCACGCTATCGCGCTTCGCTGGGCTCACATCCTCCATGTCGTAGGAGAAGGCGAACGAGAATTCCTTGATCCGCCCACCCTTGAGCAACTTGTGGACCTGCTTGGCCTTCGGGTTCTCCATGTCCAGCTGCGCCTTGACGACGAGGCCCGTCTCCGTCTCCTTCGCCTCAGTCACGACACCGATGTGGGAGAACGGGTCATCCTTGTCATGACTCCACACGACAGGCACCGGATAGCCCGAATCGCCCCACTCTTTGAGCGTGTCAGCGAATGCACCCTTGAGGATCACGTCGCCGTAGGAGTCGATGTTATTGAACACCGCGACGAGAGCTTCAAACGTGCCCTCATCGTCCGGTGCCGACTTCAGGGCTACTGCCTGAGCCTTCGTCGCCATTTTGGTAGTCATGGTCTCACCCTTCAATCGAAATAATCATTTGGCATTGGCAATTAGCGACCCCAGCAGGGCCGAGAACAGACGAGCGCGGGAACTGCGCACCATTCGAAAACGGCTCCCCCACCTTCGCCCGCTCCCCATTCATAGCGGCATGAGCAGGCCGAGAATCCCCCGACATGGTTGTCCACACCTTGTACGCTTCACCGCCGAGGGACTTCGCGCCCTGCTTGGCAACATCCACGGACCTCATATTGTTCATCGACGTGACGATCGTATCCGCATACTGCGCCGAGCGGGTGGCCTCAATCACATCGAAATCGTGAGCAGGATCCGCCGACTTCAGAAACTTATTGATGTTCGCCGTCGTGATATTCGACGTATGGTCAGCCAGCAGCGACCGCTCCGACCGTGCGCGCACAGGATCGAACGTGAAATCCAAATCCAGTTCATTCAACAGCGCATCCGTCTGACGCTTCGAAATACCAGGGATGACCGTGATGAGATCGCGGTACAGCTCCGTGTCCCAGCGCTCATAGTCAAGCTCCGTCGCCCCCGCGCCGAGCTCCGAGAGCACCGATGATCGCTGACGACCGAAGTAGGACAGCAGGACGGACTCGACAGCTTCAACATCAGACTGCTTCCGATCCACCGTCGTCGACCGTCCCCGAGCTTTTCCCGGCACCACCATCTCGCGATGCCCTGACGCCGACAGCTGCCCCTCAGTGCCGTCCGTATCTTGCGGAGACGCCACCGAGCCAGTGACGACGTTGAGCGGCGTGATCAGCTCGTCACCGCCGTCAACCTTCGGCAGATTCTCCCGAGCGCGAGCCTCATTGCGAGTCATGATCGGCGCACCCACCGACGCCTGATAGATCTTCGCCTGATCGGCAGGATCCGACTTCAGACGCTCCTTTAGATTGAACTCAAGATACAAGTCATCACGACCCGGATCCGCCAGAGGCAGCAGGAACGAATTCAGTGCCGCCTCCACCGTCGAAAACAGTGAGCCCAGGGTCTCCGAGTAGAGCATCTGCCGGTACTCGCGCAGGTTCGCATACGTCACACCCTCACCAGAGCCCAGCATCGAAAGCGTCACGCCATAGGCTGAGGCATACCGCTCACGGGAGAGCTTCGCCATTTCCATGACCTGATCCTCAGTGGCCTTCACCTGATCGGACTTGAACTGCATCCCATCCTCGAGTAGCGGCGAGCCACCCTCAGAGCCACCACCGGACCGGAAGCGGCGCATGTCCTCCACAAACCGATTGCGCGACTCAGGCGTCCAATCAGGAGCATCGGCAGGGCGCGTGATGTAACGATTCGTCTGGTGTCCGTTCTGCCACGTCTTCAGGCGGAACGACTGCGCCGCCGCCTGCTCAGCCATAACGTCCTTGAGCGTCTGCATAGGCGACTTACCGCCCGGATTGTAAAGACGAATCGGAATCAGCGCCTCAGCGCCGACCTCCACAGTCTTCGACCCGTCAGGAGACGACACCGCGGCCTTGAAATCACCCATCTCCCAGCTACCTGACGTGAGACTCACGCGACGGGCCGGGATATGCACCAGCGCCGGAACCTTCGGATTGAACAGCAGGTACGCCTCAGCATGCAGATCAAAATCGAGACACACCGCCCACATGAGCGCCGGCCACGTCATCCCCGGCGCCGGACGCTTCAGAACCTTGGCCGAGACGCTATCGCGGACACGCTCACGGCCGCCGTCGCTCTGCATCTCGAACGCATGCATGCCGATCTGAGAGAAGTTGCGCGCCCGAAAATCGAGTACCGTGCGCAGGTCAGACGTCTTCTCGTAGATCTTCTCCGGCGACAACGCATAAAGGCCCGACACGACGTCGTTGACGTCCTCGGCAGAGAACATGAACGTCGGCGCAAACTCCACCGGGGCACCATTCGGCGCAGTCCCACCCGGCGACCGCCGGAACAAATCAAGAATACCCATGCCCTAGACCACACTCTCGGTCGACCTGGCACGGGTACCCACAGAATACCGTGACACCCGCCCAAAATCCGAACAACACTGCGAACACGTCATTTTCATCTCCTTAGACGACCAGAAGGCCGCCACCATCGTCGTAAGCTGAACGGCGTCGAACAGTCGTCATAGACGCCTCAAGACCATGCAGAGCCTGAGCGCATCCGACGACCGGGGTGACGTCGACAATGTCGTGATTGAGATCGAATACCCACTGACCGCCCAGTGGCTTGATCTGGGCCTCATTCGCGGCCAACGTGAGGTTCTCCTGGCCAATATGGAACGTGCGCTTCGACGCCTTCTCATCGGCAATGATCGACTGATAGAAGCTGCCGTGAGCGATCGTGATGTCACCACCACCAAGCTCGAGCACGTTCACTCCACGGTCACGCAGATCCTGGATCCACCTCGAAGCGACAGCGCCACGCGCCTGGATGACGACCGACTGCGCCTCGGAATCCTCGAACAGCTCCACCACGCGATCGACTACCCAATCCAAGCCAGGGCGCGCCGAGACGACCTCGACATGCCGGTTACCGTCAGGGCGCAGACCAGCCGCACAGATCGACGCACGCCCGATCGTGCCCTCCTTCTGCCACGCCGCCACAGACAGCACCAGTGGTGAGTCATCAGTGATGAACGAATCAGGATCCAATTTCGACAGCCACGTGTCACCGGGGAAGATCGACTCCGCGGAGCGCGTCCACCACTGGCACAGCTGCTCCATGCGAAACACGTCCTCCGGCGCTGTCTTCGCTTCAGCCAGAATCGACCGCTCCGTCAGGGCAGGATTCCACGACAGGGAAGGATTGGCCATGGCCCAGCCGTCGCGATCGTACTTATCGCAATCCTCCGGGGCGCTGTACTCGAAATGCCCATGCGTGTCAGCCGAACCATCGTCAATAGACTCCAGCGCCTGATCGCGCAGGGACCGCAGCACCACGCTCGCCGCATCGCCGGCATTCGACATCGCCACCACCTGGCCCGTGCGGGTCGCCTTCGTTGTCGACGTGATCGCACCCCAGGTCCCCCAGTCGGTCTGCTCGCGCAGCTCGTCAATGATCGCGAAGCCGTCAATCGTCATGCCGCGAAACGCTTTGCGCCCGCCGGCGCTGATCTTGTACCTGCCGCCATTCGACAACCGGAACTGCACCGAACCATTCGCCGTAACGACCTGCACGATCTCCGGAGCCAACCACTCCCGGTCCTGGGCCATTTGGAGCGCGTCACGCCAAATCTCTTTTGCGACGTCCTCCTTCTGCGCCACGCCGCCCACAAGCGCCGCACGCATAAAGACCGCCCACAGGGTAAGCACCTGCACGACGAGGGTTTTACCGGACTGCCTCGCGATCATCAGAACAATCGTTCTGAACCGCGGGGAGCCATCCGGCAGAAGCTCCAAGGCGTGGATGAACCACCAGCGCTGCCAGGGATACAGGCTAATCATGAGCACCTGCTCAGCGAAGTCAATGACCTCGAAGCCCAGAGACGTCTCAGGAGTCAGCTCACGAAGCGGAGCAGTGAACACGCGGGGCACCTCAGCGCCCCACAGCACGCCGTCTTCATCACGGAACCCCGAAGAGTCGTCCTTCATGCCCGCTTCCTCTCGCGAGCCTGCGCCCTCATCGCCGCCAGGGGATCGGCCGGGGCCGCCGCCTCAGCACTACCCCCGGTGATCTCCTTCCGCGAGGTCGGGTCGCCACCAAGTGAGCGCATGGCGTTGTGCAGGTGGGGTCCAAGGTACAACGCTTTGCCGGCGGCGGCCAGGGAGCGGTTCGCGGTGTCCATGAACGCCTTCGCATCCTCCGGCTCCATGTCAGGATCTAGATTCTTCAGCCGCTCTGACGCATCGAGAGCAACGAAATTCGCCATGTCGATCTGCCGAGCGTAGGACAGCGCAAGCTCCACCATCGCCCGATCAGTCGCCTGCAACCAATCCATCTGACCGATCGCATTCTCCACAGCCTCCTCGAGACTCGCCGACTCAAGCAGCGTCCCATCGAGAGGCACGCCGCCGGCCTCGCCCACCGAAGTGATCGAGACAACAGGGCCACCCTTCCGACTGGTGGAATTGGACGATTTAGCCATGGCTCAAGTGTACCTTTCGAAAGTTCGGCGTGGTGGATTGACATGGGTACATGGGCAGGGTGGGTCGCTGGAGAGAGGGGCTATTACCCGGCGCGCTGTGTCGCGTGATCACGAGCTTCAACATTCGACCTCCCCTTCCCCGTCGAGTTTGTCAACCGGACACGCCGAACGCTTTCCGTTTTCATTATTCGTTCGCCGGCCCGATTACTCATCGCGTTCACGCTTCCGACTCCAATCGCGTGACGTCCTCGTCAGCCCCGGCTTCGGGTCGCCTGCGCCTTTGTCGCGGTTGCATTGCCGGTGAGAGGGTGCAGTATTTGCAGGATCGTATCGGAGCTCGGGGAACTTGGCTGCGCTCTTCTTGTGGTCGAGCTCGAAGGACATTGGATCTGTTCGCTTCAAGCTCATGTCGATGAGATCGCCACACAACCAGCAACGCACGTTGTCGTGGCCTTTGTATGCGTCACGGTTCTTGCGGTGTCGTGATCCGTACTTGCTATCACTCATTGTCTTGATCCTTCAGTAGCATCTCACCGTAAGGTTCCTGCGTGACGCACGTCTTGACGCCTGCGCCTTGGAACACTCGACCGCTTGCGATCCATGGGACTGGTTGTGGCCTGAGCACGCGCACCCAGCGCCAGCACCGCAGTGCCCACCGGCGGTACCCCTGCCACCCCCTACCTACCCCGGCCAGCATGGCCCACCCCCTGCCCACCCTGGGGTGCCTGCCCCCTGCCCTGTCTGGCCTGGGCCACTACCCCCACCACCCAGGCCATACCCCGGCCCACCCCTGCCAGCAGGTGTGCCGTCCAGATGATGGGTGCTTCGATTGGGTGTGCCCGCTGTCTGGGGTCGGGTCTGTGGAGGTTCTGCCTGTATCTGCGGGTGATGTAGTCGGAGGTGGTCATTACGCAGCCCTCCCATGCATTGTTTCCATGTGTCGCTTAATCTGCCTGAGGCTCTTGCCGCACACCTCACACTCAACGGCAGTACGCTTTGACCACCTCTCCCTCTGGGATAGCCGCTCGGCCTCACGGTTGCGTTCCTGGCGCTCACGACGGCACTGGAGGCACACCTTGAACTTCCCGCCACTGTGGAATGTGACGCCCGTCTTGGCGTACTCGTGGCCGTTCTTGCAGTGCGTTATCGACGATGCCCAGTGTGTTCCATGCAGGATCTGGTCATACTCGTTCTCCGAATGTGTTCCCCACCGAAGATTCTCAATCCGGTTGTCCCCAGGGTCTCCGTTGAGGTGCCGCGTGATCATTCCTTCTGGACGCGGACGATCAAATGCTTCCAGGACGAGAACGTGAACTCGCCTGTTTCGCACCTTTCCGCCTTGCTGGTCCGCCATCCTCACGATCCTGTAACCCTTGCTGTTCACTGTTGGGCGCAATTCGCAATTCGATACATTCGACCTGACCCGCCCGTCGCTGCTGACTGAGTAGCGTCCGTTCATGCCTTCGATGGCCCTCCGCTCCCGGTCAATCATTTGAGCCTCCTGTTCCGAGTAGTGCGTCAATCGCTTCTCTCGCCTGGTCCCGCATGCCGTCCCGATACTCGTGGTCTCTGGTGCCAGTGAGGTTGCCGCCGAGGGCTTCGTTGCTCGGCCATTCCTCGCCGGGTTCCAGGCACGCCAGCAGCCGCGCCACCCGCTCGACCGCCTCGTCGGTGCGGATATGGTCAATGATTGCTTCGGCCGCTACCACGTCTTCAAACTGCACGCCCCGACCCCCTGGTGAATACGTGTCTGCCAGAATGCCCGCGATCCTGTCCCGTAGTTCGTCATCCGAACTTGTACGGTTTCGTTGATAGTTGGACTCGTCACTCATGCTTCCCCTCGATCCGGTACGGGTTGGGTTCAGGGTCATACGGCTTGCCCGACGGTGTGGCCGTTCCGTACGGAGACGAACATCCCGTCTCATATCCCTCGTCCCAGGCTTCGGCTCGGACTTGCTCAATGAAGCGGTCGAACTCGGCATCCAGCTCACTAGGTGCAACAACGTTCTCATTGACAATCCCCCACCGGTGGTATGCCTCTCGCATTCCTCCCATGCTTGGCGTGTACTCACTCATCACTGTCTTCTTCCGGTGCCTTCACCCATCCCTGACCAGCCAACCAGGGGCCAAGCTCTAATGCTCCCGAACGGAGCATCCCCCACGTCTCAAGATCGGCTGTGGCCTTCTCCGCGTTCGTCGGCTCCGGGTCGGAGGTGATCGTCAGCCCCAGTTCCAAGGCAAGGCGTCGAACTCCGGAATTGAACTCTCCTACGGACTCCGATATGAGCAGGTTGTCCACGGCCCTGCCGAATTCGCTATCCGTGATTGTCCGTCCGGGCACCTCGTCGGGGTGATCGTCCAGCCAGCGGAGGACTGCGACGGTTGGCGCCAGGTTGCCACCAATGTCGCGGCGTATCTGATTCGTCAAGCTGATGTGGTCTCTCATGCTTCCTCCTTGAAGTTGATCCGGTCGGCGTCGACGAACAGGGTGACACTGAGTCTCGCGATCCCTTCGCCTGGGACGTCAAGCTGAATACCCTCGTCTGCGCTGAGCATCCACGGGAATTCAGCCCCGTCGATGTCGAGGCGTTGCAGGCGGCTGTTCTTCGTCACGATGGTCACGTTCTGGGGTAGCTGGGGCATGGTCTTCTCGATTCTTTGATTTCGGCCATTTAAGGCGATTGTTTTGTTGAGTGGTGAGATTGTCCAGTCCAGGCATGAAAGCGCCGGAAATCCTAGCTGTGATCGCGTTCCGACCATGTTCCGGGCAGCTGCCAGAGGTCACGCTTCGGATTATGCACGAGATCATCAGTGGAGCATGTGCGGTTCGGGTACTCGCCGCGGCGATGCTTATCGCCTGACGATGTGCCCGAGAAGGTCTCATGGCAGGCACAGCAGTGTTCCGCCCTCATGCCGCCCCAGGTCTTGGAGCATTCGGTGCAAGTGGTTTTCATGATTCGTCCTTTCAGAACGGCGGCTCATCCGGGTTGCGGTTGTCGGTCCCCCACGGGTCGGTGCCCGGCGTGGCCTGCTGGGCCTGCTGCTGGCCGTCGCCACGTGCTTCCGCGAGTAGTCTCCTGTGATCGTCGCCGAAACTACTCCCCCATCCCGACGACTGCTGCTGATCGGCTGGGTGTGGTGGGCGGTTGCCCTGCGCGCTCGGGTTCTTCGTCACCACAGCGGTCGCCCTGACCAGGGACACGGACACGTCGTCGGCAGCGAGTTCGAACGTGGAGTGTTTCACCCCGTCCTTCTCCCAGCTGTTCGGCTTCAGGTTCCCGGTGACGATGACGCGGGTTCCGCGCTGGACCGACTCGGCCACGTTCTGCGCGAGGTCACGCCAGGCGGTGACGCGCATGAAGATCGTCTCGCTGTCCTTGAACTCGTTGGTCTGTTTGTCAAAGAACCGCGGGGTGCTCGCCACCGTGAAGTTGACGACGGCGACTCCATTCGGTGTGAAGCGCAGCTCCGGATCGGAGGTCGCGTTGCCCTGAATCGTGAGTTTTGTTTCGTTAGCCATGATGTCTTCCTTTTCGGTTAGGCGGATAGTGCGCGGTTGGTTGCGAATGATGGCTTGAATTGCGGGTCGTGAACCTGAGCGAACTCCCCATCCCAGTCGAGAGAGAAGTTCCCCATCCGGCCCTGGCGGTTCTTTGCCACGGCGACATTGAGCGGCGTGCCTGGGTCGGGGTCTTCGCGGTGCAGGAGGATGACGCAATCGGCGTCCTGCTCGATCGCCCCTGATTCGCGAAGGTCAGCGAGGCCGGGCATTGAGCCTCTTGTGGATTCACGGTTGAGCTGAGACAGAATGACAACCGGCACGCCGAGCGTCTTCGACAGGATCTTCAGCGACCTAGTCCACCTGGCGATCTCTTCGTGGCGCTTGCGTCCCTGATCGCGCTTGTCTGTGGACCCCATGAGCTGCAGGTAGTCGACGACGATCATTGACAGGCCGGGTCCGCGCTTCAGTGCGGTGGCATGGCGCTTCACGCCTTCGACGGTGAGCATCGCGTCATCGTTGATGTAGAGCTGATCAAGACCGTCTGCCTTGATCCCCTTCAGACGCTCCCACTCGGACCTTGACATGTTCGAGTTGAGAACGTGGCCGAGGGGGATGTGGAGCAGCTGGGAGAACACGCGCTTGTGGATTTCGCCGCGCCCCATTTCCAGCGTGCACATGAGCACGGGACCGGACTGAAGTTCCTGCACGGCGGCCTGCAGGGCGACTAGGGTTTTGCCGCTACCCGGTCGGGCTCCAATGACGTACAGGGCCTCCGGTCGCCAGCCGGCAATAAGGTCGTTGAGCTCCTGCCAGGGTGTGGCCACATATCGCGGCGGCTGCTCCATCTCCTTGATGGTGTCCCACATTTCTTCGGACATCGGCTTGATAGCCACAGGCGATCGTGATTCCACGGCTTCTAGCGATGACTGGATGTGAGCGACGATGGACTCGGAATCTTCACCCGATTGGGCCATGTCGATCAGCGTTGACCCGACCAGCATGAGACGACGCCGTGCAGCATTCTCGGCGAGGATCCGTGTGTACTCTTCAGCGACGATGGTGATCGGCGCTTCTCGGAGCATCGTCGACAGCTCGTCGGCCCCGAGCTGTCGCTGCAGGTTTTTGTCCTTCGCGATTTCGGCCATGACGGTGGCGATGTTCACTGGCCGTCCGTCTCGCTTCATCTGCTGGAAGGTTTCCCACAGTGAACCGTAGCGGGGTTCGTGAAAGTCTTCTGCGGCGGCGGATAGGGTTTCCAGCGTCTCGCCGTCTTTCAGCAGTACGTTGCCGAGGATTCCGAGTTCGATGGTTCTCTGGGATTCGTCAGTCATTGGTGTCTCCGATTCTGAGTGCAAGGTCGAGAAGGCTGTGGCAGAGGGTGATGGCTTCTTCGTCGTCGCGGACGGATTCGATCATCTTGACCGCGGCGAAGATCATTGCGTCATCGTTCATTTGCTACCTCCACAGGTGGGCGTTGGGGTCGCCGGTCTGGCGATTGGATTCGTTCTGGTATTTGCTCGATTGCAGAAGCCAGTTGGAGAAGGAAGCGTTCCAGGATGCTTGCCGTCTGTCGTTGGCTGCTGCGTGGTTGCGGAATCGTTCGACCTGCTCGTCAATGTCGAGTCCTAGCTGTACTGCTTTGTCGCAGTGGTCCTGACTGGGCGTCCAGTCGTCGGGGAGTTGGGTGGCCGGTCGCTTGCGACCTTTGGGCGCTTCTTCTTCGTTCAACGAAGCATCCATATCCCCTATTACCCTGTTACCCTCTTCCCCTGTTACAAGGGCCGCACTCGGCCCGAAGTCTGCCGAATTTCGGGCACTCTCTTCTGGAACGAGGGCCAGTTGCGCTCCGGCATCTTCCTGGGGAATAACGTTTCCGCTGGTCACGTCGTATATTTGCCCCTTATCGACGCGTGGATACCTAGACTCCAGGCGGAAGTGTTTCGACTGATGATCCTTGAAATTGGTGATCCAGTAGTAGGGACGGTTTTTCACCTTGTAGAACACCACTCCATAGGCTTCGGCTACCTCTCCGCAGACTTCGGCAAAGCTCTGCCAGGTTCGGGCGCTACCTGCCGAATTTCGGGCACTCATGCGCGGAAGCTCGGCCACGTCATCATTTGGGAACACGAAAGCCTCCAGTTCCTTGAGGTTTGCAGTGCCGTGTCCGGAGTCGTCAGCCCAGTTCCACATCGCCATGAAAGTCAGCCGAACAGCCAAGTCCGCTTGTGCTGTAGATGGTGAGTCCCAGAACTCCGGCTTAAGCGTACGAATCCGTGCCATTAGGCATCGCCTTCGCGGGCCATGAGTTCTTCGACCGATGCGCCCTTGAGTGCTGAGATCGCCTGCTCCACGGCACGCTCATCCTGCCGATGAGAGAGGATTGAAAGCGCAAGCTGATTGCGTTCGAATGCCTGCTGAAGGGTCAGCGAATGCGATACGCTGTCCATAGCCACTCCTTTCAAGTGGTCAGCCCCGGAATCACACGAGTTGTCCGCTCGTGCCGGGGCGATCTTTTTCCCTGTGCGTCTAACGGTACCACTCACGATGCACAATCCTTTTGAACGCATGTCACTTCGCCAGGCCCAGCATGTCGAGTATGTCGGCGTGACTGTCAGGCTCCCAGGACTTGATTACAGCGGTCGCCTGGGCCTTCTGTTCGTCGGTGTTGGACACGTCTTCGAGGGCGTGTGTTCCGAGGCTTCCGTGTGAGAGGAATCCGATGCTGTTGACCATGATGGTGCTCCTTATTCCGGGACGTGTTCGTGGATGAATTTAAGGGTGATGCGCCGCCACCCTTGCTCGGTGACACGGGGCCCGCGCTCGTAGGTGGTGGAGACGATATGGTCGCTGCTGTCATCAACAAGTGCCCGCGCTTGGACCATGCCGTCGATTAAGCACTTGACCGTGGGCGCACAGTTGTCGGGGTCCGCTCTGCCGTGGGTGCGCAGTCCGACCTCAACGACGAGGCGGCAGGGTGTGGGTATGGCGAGGCGCGTCTGCCGGGCGAGGAACAGGCCGCGGTTGCGCAGTGCGATCTTCCGCTGCCTCTCGGGCCGCCAGTGAAGCCGGGAGTTGGCCGATATCCACTCATTGTCTGGCACATCGACGACGATGGTGCTGACGCTCGCGGGTGCTGCCTGAGTCATGGCGCTACCCCTTTCGTGTGGTGGGATTAGACGATGCAGATATGACTATGCAGCTTCCGTACCCGGCCAGTCCTCGGTGTCGATGGGTTCATTTTTGAACGGGTGGAGTCCCTGGCTGATCCGGTCGAGTCCGGTCCTGTCGCCGATTGCTTGCGCGAGTTCCGCGAATCTGCGGTGTCCTTCTCTGGCCTGTGTCTTCGTCATCATCTTTCTCCTGTTTCTTCTTCCATTCCCGGTAGCGGGCCATGCGTTGTTTGGCGGCGAACTTGCCGCCGAGGTGTCGGTCTCGGTCAGGTGTGCGGGTCATGGTGTGATTCCCAGCATGGCGAGGATTGTTTCCCGGTCCTCGGTGCTCTCGGCCATGCGCTTCACGGCGTCGGTGTCCTTGGCCGGGATCTCGTTGATCGGTTCGTAGTAGGCGACTGTGTTCGCGAATCCGAGTGAGTTGGTCATGAGGCATCTCCGAAGTCGAGCGTTCCCTGACTGAGGCGCGTGGCGATGATCTCGCAGTATTGCTCTTCGACCTCCACGCCGATCGCTTTGCGCCCCGCGGACTTGGCAGCAACGAGGGTGGCCCCGGACCCCGCGAACGGATCTGCGACTCTCCCGTCCGGGCATTTTTCGAGCAGCGCCTCCATCAGCACCACGGGCTTCGGGGTGGGGTGCCCGTATCGTTCTGGCGATGCAGAGTGCAGGCTGGGGATCGAGTAGATGGCCGGCACACGCTTCCCCTGCCACCCCCGGCCGAGTACATACACCTGTTCGGTAGCATCGGCCCAGGGCATCGTGTAGTCGCCTGAGAACCCGTTTCCGCCGCGCTTATCCCAAATGATCATCTGCCGCGTTGATACTGGCATGGGCCTGCGCCAGAACCCGAAGACGAGTGCTGGCTTCTCGCCCCAGGTTTCGAGTGCTTCGTCTCTGGCGATTGTGTTTTTGTCCCCGGCAACGCGTATCTTGCTGGCCTCCCCGTCTCTCCATCCGTGCCGGCTGCGGAAACCTCCCCCATACGGCGGGTCGGTCACTAGCACGTCGGCGTCCAACCACTCCCGATGCTCAGTGAGGCAGTCCCCGAGAAATAGCGTCACCTGGTCATCTTGGTAGTAGATGCTCATCAGAAATTCTCCGGATAGGCTTCTCGCACGGATGCTTCCATGTTGTCTTCCACGTGGCCGAATAGGATCACGTATTCCTCTCCCCTGTTCCACGAGAACAATTCGCCATTCCACCCCGAATACTGGTCGTCGTCGCAGTCGCCGATGACGATGTTTACTTTCACGTCGGGGTCGATTTCCGCGAGCTGCTCGCGTAGATCTCCGACAGTTAGTTCGTTCACTGAGCGTGTGCCTGCATGAGCATCGCGGTTTCCCGCTTCCGCCTCTGCGTGGTTGGATTTAGATTTCCCGAAAGCCTTCACGCTTCCTCCAATTCGTCGAATATGGTCAGTTGGTCGAGGTCTTCCCAGCGGATAACACGTGAGCTTCCCCCACCGACGACGTGGACGCCTTCGCCGGTGCATTCGAATTTCACGCGGGCTCGGATGCCCATGACCCGCCGTGCCGCCAGGTCGGCTTGCACGGCAGGGTCGAGGACGTTGCGGCCGTACAGTGACGGGGCGAGCAGGTACTTCACAAACTCGAAGTCACACATCACCCCGTCACCTCGAATAATCCGGGCTGGATGACGTCGAATGCTTCGATCGTTTCCGCGTACTCGAGTAGCTGCTCGTAGTCGACAACCTCGGTCGGGTGGAGGCGGATGGTGAGCGTCGACCTGTCGATGTCGTGCGGCTGTCTGGCGACTCCCGCTCTCACGGCGTCGTGCGGCTGTCTGGCGACTCCCGCTCTCACGGCGCGGCGGGTGAACGCCTCCTGTGCGGTGACGTTCGCCTGCTGGGTGATGCCGATGACTTCGCGCCCGTCCGGGTGGATGGTGGTGATCTTGATGAAGCTCATGACGTCACCTCCTGCATTCGTGCCTGCCGTTCCTGGATTCTCTCGACGGCGATCGCTACGGCTTCGGCGGCGGTGCCGACTGTGGCTATGGTCCATCCGCCGTCAGCGACGACGACACGGACCTCCCAGCCCCGCACCCCCACCTTCCTGATTAGAAGGTGGGCGGGGCGGGGTTTCATGACAGCCCCCGGATGAGACGCTCGAACATTGATTCCGTGCGTCGTGCGTCCTTGTCGTCCTTCTCGCTGGCTGCGCCCCAGGACTTCATGAACTCCTGGAACTCCTGCCCCGACGAGGCCGTGAGTAGCGTTGAGATCTCGTCGGGCATGGCGTTGATGATCGGCTCCGGGTTGTCGTCGCGAGTCAACGGCACCAGCGCCTCAGTGGGCATGGAGTTCACGGCGAGCATCGTGATCGGTTCCTCGACCCACGAGACGCGGAACGTAACCTCGCGGGACTGCGGTGGCTTCCGGGTGTAGGTCATGACTCCTGCCCGCCGATCTTCTTCGAGTGGGCGTCGAAGTCGCCCTGAACGCGTGCTTGCGTCTGTGGGTCGAGGCCGTTCCACAGCACGTTCATTTCCTCGACGGTGGTTGTTTCGGCCAGGAGTTCGAGCGTGTCGGTCGTGTCAGCGGTTGGCTTGCTGCCCCCCAGCGCCGGGTCGAGTTTCGCGTTGACGACGGTGGACGTGACTCGCGTGTCGGGATCCTGTTCGAGTTCCTCGACCGCGTAAGCCATGCCCAGCAGCGCGTCCGGGGCGATACGCCGGCACACGTCGCCAGCGGCGCGAGCATAGAGCATCGCCTGTGGCTCCGTCTTGTACTTCTTGTTCGACGTGTACCCCGCCTTCTCGGCGCGTTCGATCGTCCATGTCACGACTTCCTCATGCTTGGACCCCTTGCGGACTCCGGCGACGGTTACGGATGTGTCGGATTCTTCGACGGTGCGCACTGTGTGCCCCTTGGCCTGGACGATGCCGACCATGGTCCGCGAGTACAGCCCCGGCCTTCCCGAGATGACGAAGACGTTCTGCAGGGATGCGAGTGCGTTCATCCCGATCTGGTCGCCGTACATGATCGCCGCGGCCGCCTCATCGGTCTTGCCCTTGAAGTGCGGTCCGACCATGGCGGTGTTGCACAGGGCCGCAGCGATCTTGTGAGCGTCGGCGAGCTTAGCCGCGGTCATCGCGAGGTCTCCGCCCTGGTCGATGAGGGCTCCGGCGTTGTTGTTGATGGTGTCGAGTTCAGTCATTTCAGTTCTCCTTGATGTTCTTCACGGTCAACCGCCTGGATTCGGACGGCCTGGTGTATTCGGCGGCGAGGTCGGCGTGGTCGACCCCGAATGCCTTCTGGTCGAAGCGGTTAGAGGTCACGGTCTTGTAGGTGGCGAGTTCACGCTCACCGTCCGTCAGGGTCTCGTGGCCGGCGAGCTGGGTTTTCAGCCCTTCGTCGATGGTCTTCTTCTCCTTCGTCAGCTCCTTGATTGCCCCGTCGACCTCATTGCGGCGCTTGACGAGATCCACGGTCCCGAATGCGGCCTGGATGCTCGTGCCCGCCTCGGTCACCGGCCACACGTCGTCAGCGGCGGACGATTCGGGCCAGACGATCATGGACGGGTCATTGGCTTTCACGGCCCGGTCCATGGCGGCTACGGCGTCGAGGATGCGCTGCTGGACTGCTTCGTCGGGTTCGATGGGTCCGACAATGATCGTGTCGAGCAGGGCCGCCTCGATGAACCACGAATCGTTGTAGGCGCGCCTGGGAACGCCGTCGTAGTCAAGGCGGTCGTTGCGGATGCCGACGACGAAGTAGATGGGGCCGCGGCCCATGGTCAGCGAGTAGTGATTGCACTGAATATAGGGATGCCCCGGCACCGTTCCCGCCTCCCACATGCGCCCGTTCTCCGAGCGCATGCCGGCGGTCTTGAACTCCGCGATCCCGCCGTCCGAGGTGAGCCGGTCGACGTTTGCGATGAGAAGCGGGTTGTCTTTGTTCTGGTAGGTGCCGGCGTTCCTGGTCTTGAGGTCCGTCTCGTCTTCGAGCAGCGCGGCCAGGGTCGGTTCCATGTAGGACCCGAAACGCATGATGCCGGTCTCGTCCACCTGGTTAGCCACGGCGCCGGTCTTGCGGTCGAACACGTCACGCACGGTCTCGAACTTGTTCACGCCGAGCAGTGTTGCCGCGTCAGTGCCTGTGTAGCCTGTGGCGCGCAGGTCATGCCAGGCTTGCGTGTGTTCCTGTTTCGCTGGGAGGGCGAGTGTTGCGGCTGGGATTTTCCAATCGACTGCTGATTCAGGCATCATCATCCTCCGCGTCCACGTCAATTTCGTCGCGGTCGGTTCCGTCGACGATCCACTGCGCGAGTCGCATCGTCTGGCTATCGAACATGCTGGACACTGAGTGAGTGCCGTCGAGCACATACCTGCCTGTCAGGTGCTCCGCAGCGGGCACGGTGTACTTGGCGGCGATTTCGAGAGCCGTGATTCGTTCGCGCTGGCCAGCGGTCATGTTCCTGTACGGCTCGGCGTTGTAGTCCGGGTAGAAGCTGTTGTAGTCAAGCATGGGTTTCCTTCTTCCTATTGATGTAGTCCTGTACGTCGTCGGGGTCGAATCTCCACGACCCGCCGATGGGGATCGCGGGGAGTTCTCCCGATTTGCGTAATTCGTACACGCCGCGGAAGTGGATCCCCAGCCACTCCGCGACCTCGTGGCAGTTGAGCAATCGGCGAGTGAGGACGGTCATGAGTCCTCCGATAGCCCGAAGCGCTCGGCGAGCAGCGCTTGCGTCTCGTCGTCAAGGTGAGCGCCTTCTCCTGCGAGCACGCAACGCAGGTTCGTTATCGCGATCAGGTTCGCCGTCCGCTGCTCGAATGCGAGGGCGAGAGTGGCCTGGGCGATTGCCCACTGCTCGTTGTCCTCGGTGACTCCGGGGCGGTGTTGGTGGCACTCGGCGTAAGGGTTTCCTGGTAGCGAGTTCATGAGTCCTCCCCTGCGTCGTAGGCTGAGGCGAAGACGCCGAGCCAGGTGATTCCCAGGCCGAGCAGCGACAAGCCATTGAAGGTGAAGCTGAGCGTGTAGCTGTAGAGGTAGAGGCTCATGCCCATGATGATGAACGGCAGCCACAGGGCGATGAGGCGCCGGCGGGCGTAGACGGTGGTCATGAGTTGTCACTCCCGTGGAAGACGGTACGAACGTTCCTCATGTAGTTGTTGAGGTACGCCTCCGGCTTCGGGTATGGCTCCGTCGCCTTCTCGACTGCCTTCATGAACTCGTCGACTGCGTAGGCGTACTGCTGGGCGGTCCGCTTCTCCACCTCAGTCCTGTTTTCCTTCGATCGGGCCAGTTCGGCGGTCCTGGTTGCGAGATACAGGGCCGTGACCCCGGCACCGACCGCCTTGATTGTTGCGAGTGTCTTCATTGGTCTTCCTTCTTCTGGCTGTTGGTGAATTTGTCGCGGTCCCGCGTGTACTGCGCCCACCCGAGGGCGACGAAGAATCCGAGAGCGACTGCGGAAATGATGGTGACTGCGGTGCCGACGATGATGACCTCAGTCATGGCGTCTGCTCCTTCGCTGCGGCCTCGTTGTCGGCGACGATCGTGAGGAAATGCTTTGTCACCGCCAGGTCGTCACCCGACACGGGGAAGTTCTCGAGACCGGCGACTGGCTGGGAGTAGATCGCGGGGATGGTCATGATTCGCCCTCGGCTTTGCGCTTCGCGGCGTCCAGCAGGGGTGTCCCCCATTTCACTCTCTTAGATCCATTGACACGGCTCGGCATCAGCTTGACGATCGCATCCCTGCGCTCAATGAACTTTTGGAGCTTCATCTCATCGTGGGCGGTCTCGGGGCCGTTGGCGATGAGTTCCGCGATCCTCTCGTTGAGAACGTTTCGCGCCGCCCGCAGATCGCCCTCGTAGAACTTCGTGTAATCAGTCATTTCAGTTCTCCTTGTGATTGGTTGATGTTGAGATTTGGCCGCACTTGCGGAGGTTATGTCGTCGGCTAGCGATGGAGTGATAACCGCGGCCAAGGGCGAATGCAAGTTCAAGATCCCCACCGACCCATGTAAGGACCAACTCGTCCTCTTCGGGGGTCCATCGCGTAAAATTTCGATTGGCCCTTTCGGTCGCTATGCGCTGCCGCTCCCTACGCTTGCGCTCCTTCGCCTCGACCATCGAGGGGTTCGCGTCCCGCCACTGCGCGACGCGGGCGCTGACCTGATCTGCATTCGCGACTCGATCGAGGCGCTTTTTTTCATTCACTGCATCGCGGTTCCTGGCGACGTAGTTCCGTCGCTCCTGGCGGCGCTTTTCCGGATCTTTCCAGTACGCACGCTTGCCGTATGTCTTGAATCGATCCGGATCATCACGGCGCGCAGCACGCACATTCGCCTGATATACGTGAGCACGCTCCTGATAGGCGGCGTTTGCTGCGTCTCGACATTCATTGCAAGGCTTCTCGCCTCGCTTGTAGTGCGCCTGAGCCCCCGCTCGTGTCCCATGCTCAATCGGCTTACGCTGGCCTTTTCGGGACTGGCTATAGCAGTCACGGTCGCAATATCGCTTCTCTTGCGATGGGAACCTCACCACAAACGGATGTCCACAATGCGCGCACTCACGCTCGATCATGACGCCTTCTTGTCAGTGAGCTGGGCCAGCCGAGCGAAGTGGGCGCGGATAGCCTCGGTCGCCTCGGTGGTCATGTCGAGGTCGAACCGCTTGCAGGCTTCAGCGAACTGCTCACGCTCGTCAGGCGAGAATTCCACGATCAGCCGATACGGAGGACGCTGGTGGCCGCGAGTGTGCTGGCGGACCAGTGTCGCCGCCTCGGGCGGAACACCGTTCGACCTCTGCCGCCTCAGGTCTTTCACTGACCCGGTGCCGATCCCGGTCCTGGCCGAGATCGCCTCGACCGCCTCACCCTCAGCCAGCATCGCGTAGACGACGTGTGCGCGAACCTCACCGGCGAGTCGCACACCGTCCATGCGGTCTGCCCAGGCCTCAGCGAAGGTGGCGTAGCCCAGAGGCTCCCAGGCCTTCGCCTCGATGATCTTGATGATGGTCTTCTCGATGTTGAGGAAACCATCACGCAGCTCATCCCACAGCGCGGCTGACGCTTTCTTGGTAAGCTTGCTCATGTTGTTGCTCCTTTCGGGATCCTGGCCCTCAGCTGTTCGCGCAGCTGGGGGCCGTTTTGTTATGCGGGTGATGAGATTGACTGGATATAGCGAGCGAGGCGGTCGTTCTTCTTAAACCATTCGCCGGCCACTCGGTACTCTGCGAAACGACGGTGAAGAATTCCTTCGTCGTATATGCCGCCCTGCTCGACTGCGAGGATTCGGGCGCTCTTCGTTGAAAGACCTTCAGGACTGATTGATCCGTGGCCTCCGCGGATCTGCCCGAGCCTGATGATGGGGTCATGGGAGAATCCGATCTTGATGTAGTCGCCGGCTTCGATAAAGTAGACGAACGACTCGGACTCGAACTGCCTGATTATGTCCTCCACGCGAAGGGCCTCACGGATAGCGCGGGCAGGATCTTCTGTATCTGCGTCCCTGATTAACTCGAGCCGGACAATCTGCTGCTGAATATCAATCAGCTTCTGCATGACCCTGTTCACGCTGGCCCCGGCCTGATCAACGCTGGCCTTGGCTGAAATAGCCTCAGAGATTGTCGATTCGATCATCGGGGTCAGGTTGGACATTGACTCCATGTGCTGCTGCGCCCTCTGGACGTTCAGGTCGAGCGCCTCCATCACGCCGCGTACCTAATCCGCTCGATGGTGAAAAGGTCTTCAGTCTCCACACCGAGGGCTTTCGCAACCTTCCCCGCGGTCTCTGGTGTGCAGCAGTTGCGGGAGCCGAGCATATTGCCGATGGTGCTGGGCGAGACACTTGCCCTGATCGCCAGGGTTGCGTTCGTCCATCGCTGGAACTTCATCAACGTGCGAATCTGCGACTTGTGAGGACGAGCGGTGAACCCGCGTCTTGTCTCTTCGTACTTGGTGGCCATGTCACCCACTCCTTAAAGTTTCTTGTTCTCCGTGAACACTTTGAACTCTAGGCCATGTGACTAGGAATATGCAAGCCTCTCCTGAAACTTTCTGAACTTCCGCGCCGTAGAGCGAATTACACGGTCGTGCTTTGTGTCGAGCAAGCACACATTAGACTTGTGTCGCCCCCTCCTATCGTGGAAGGTAAATGACATGAGTCGACTATCGGAGCTACTGAGTGGCCTACGTAGACAGAGAGGTATGAATCAGCCGCAGATCGTCGCTAAATCAGAAGAGCTTGGTGTTCCGATATCGAAAGGCAATGTTTCCCGCTATCTCAGCGGCCGGCATCCAAGCCGACCAAACGAAGCGACACTGGTCGCCTTCGCTCGGGTGTTCGATGTTCCGGTGTCGGAGGTTATACGCGCCGCTACTGACACTGGCCGCGAACCGTATATCCCAGACCCGGCTTCGGATAAGCTCACTGCAACACAGCGCCGCCTCGTGGACGACTTAATTCGCGAGTTGGCGCGCACTAATCACCCTCAAGACAAGGAGCAAGACAATGGCTAAAATGAGCCGCTTCAATAAAATCCCTTGGTGGATGCAGATCCTCGGCGGTGCCACCCAGGAAGCGCCGAGCACAATCGCCGGGGCGCCGAGCCTGACCTCCATGCGCAGGGCCTCGAAGAATCCGAAGGTCATCAAGGAGCGCCTGGATGAGCTGTTCGATGGTTCGCCGGTGGTGAAGTTCTACCTGATGCACACGGGCGTGAAGATCAAGGATCTCGTCCAGGGTGCCCGTGAGCGCGGGTATGAGCCGCAGCCGTCCGAGCAGATCGGCGAATGGTCCCTGGAGGTTTACGCGCTCAAGGAGTCGCCAGAGCAGTGACCCTCCCGCGGTGCTCATCGCCGTACACCTGTCTGCGCATCATCCAATCCGACCACCCGATCAACCAGACTGTCCACACGCACATTAAAGGATGAGCCCATGCCAACGCTCCCGATACTTCTGAAACAGCACAAGGAACTCAAACGATTATCGTTCGCCGAGATGGAGAAGGCGACGAGGATCCCGAAAGCCACGATTGCGTGGATGACCCGCTCCACGCACCAGTTCACGACGAGCCCTGAGAACGTGCAGGCGATCTCGCTGGGCCTGCGTATCCCCATGCGGGAGGTGCAGTTGGCCGCGATTGAGTCCGCGGGGCTAATGCCGTCTGATTGGCGGTCGTCTGATCGTCTTGTCAACATTGCTGATGAGCTTGAACATCTCAGCGATGAGGATTTCCGGCTGGTCGCTGAGCTTGCCGTCCGCCTTGCTAGGGGTGAGGGTCGTGGCTAGGCCGCCGCTTCCAATTGGTGCTTGGGGTGACATTGGCATCACGGGCGTCAAGGGCCGGTACAGGGCCGCGGCACGCTACCGGGGCAAGGATGGGCGCACCCGCGTCTTCTCCCGCTTCCGGCCCACGAAGGGCGCTGCGCGGCAGGCACTACTCGATCACTTCACGGACATGTCCACGGCGGACCGTTCCGGCACGCTCCTGCCGGAGTCCCGGACTTCTGATCTGCTCGATGAGTGGCTGGCCCGGTATACGGCGGCGAAGAATCCACCGCAGACAACGCGGAAGGCCCATGCACGCGCTGTTGGCATCGCCGGTGAGCATGTGGGCGGTCTGCGCATTGTCGAAGCGTCCACAGCCCGCCTGGATGCGGCTGTGCAGGCTGTGGCCGCCAAGCGTGGCGTGGAGACTTCCCGACAGGTGGCCGGCGTCCTGCGTCAAGGCTTCGGGCTGGCCCTGCGTCTCGGCGCCGTGTCGGTGAACCCGGCTCTCGGCATTGAGGTCAAGACTGCGACCGCAGAGCCGGTGCGGGCCATGACCGCCAGTGAAGTGCAGGCGCTGCGCAAGGGGGCGCGCGACTTCGAGGCCATGCCGACGAGATCCACGCGCCCGTGGCGTCGAGAGATCGCGGCCGCCATTGATGTGATGCTCGGCACCGGCGTGCGCATCGGTGAGCTCGCTGGACTGCGCTGGGCTGATGTGGACCTGTCGGGCGTGCCGGCGACGATGACGGTCTCCGCGATCGTGACGCTTGATGAAGTGGGAGTGTCGCGGCAGGAGCGGACGAAGACGGCCTCGAGCGAGCGTGTCCTTTACTTACCGAGGTTCGCAACCGAGGCGCTAAGAAAGCATCGCAAGAAAGCACTCGATGATTCGGACGATTCCCCCGTCTTCCCGAACGAGGCTGGCGGGTGGTGGGACACGTCAGGGATCCGCCGGCGGTTCCGGGAGGTGCGGAGGTTGGCCGAGCTGGATTGGGTGAGCCCGAAGACCATCAGGAAGACCGTGGCGACCGCCGTCTACAACTCGGACAGCTTGGACAATGCGTCCCAGCAGCTTGGACACTCCGAGGTCGGGGTCACGTCGAAGCACTACGTTCAGCAGTCGAATATGGGCCCAGTCGAGGTTGTCGGAGTGCTTGATTCGTTTATCAAAAGCGTGTCGTAA